GTTCGCGTCCTGCACCACGGGGAGGCCGAGAATCTGCAACCCGCCGCCGAGGTAGTCGGGGGTGTCGTACACGGCTGCCGCGTTCATGGGGCTGCCGGAGGTGGGCCCGAAGATGGGGCGGTTGGTGGTGTCGAGGGCGCGGAGCCAGCAACCCACCAGCGACGGGTGCGCAACGATGTGCGTCGGCCGCGAGTAGAAGTTGCTGTTCACGTTCTGCACTGCGGCCACCAGCGACGGGAAGAACTCAGCCCACGTGGGCGAGGCGTCGGTGTACGTGGTGCTGTTGATGCCGGACGTGTTGAGAACGCCGCGCGCCTCACCGCTGGACCCGCTGCCGTTGATGGCGAGGCCGTCCAGTTTCGTGTGGTAGGACCTGATCGCGTCGCCCAACAGTTGGTCCTCGACACCAACGCCGCGGAGCGCGGCCTGCTTCGAGAGGTCCCACATGGAGGCCACGGTGTTCACGTTCACGGTGAGGAGCGTGTCGTCCGGGCTGCTCTCAGTGGGTGCGGTGTTCTCGCTTGCCTGCACGTAGGACGTGATCCCCGTGGTGAGGCGCCCAATGTTGACGGTCATTCCGCTGCCGGGCAGCACCTGGCGGTTGGAAATGTCGAGGAACGGGCGGCCAGCGCGGCGGAGGGGTGCGAACTGGTTCACCAGGTACTGCGGGACCACCAGGCCGGCGAAGTTGCTGGAACCGCTGTCGCGCTTTTCGAGCCGGACCTCGTTCTGGTACCGCTGGATGCGCTCGCGCGCCTCGTAGGACCCGCCGAACTCTGCGGCGATGGCGTCCGCCATGAACGAATTGGCGCCGCGCTCGTGGTAGGTGGGCTCCTCGTAGGTGACGCGGGCCGGCGCTGCGGCGCGTGTCTCGACGGTGCCGCCCTCGACCCTGGCTGCCAGTTCGGCGGCCTTGGCCTTGCGGACCTCGATCTCTGTGACCTGCTCGATGCGCTCGTCGAGGCGGTCCAGTTCCATCTTCAGGGCCTGGATGTTGGCCAGTTCGATTTCGGTGAGGTCGCGGCCTTCCTCGACGGCGCGCCCGAGGGTGGCGTCGATGATGCCGTGCTTGGCGTCGCGGGTTTCGTGCAGGTTCTTCAAGAAGGGGTTCATGGTTTTCTCCCGTATTCGTTGGGTTTTCCTACGGGGTGCCACTGCTTGCCGGGGGAGGGTGCCGCGTGGTGCGGGGTGCTCAACCCTGGCCGGTGGGGTGCCGACTGACCGCTAGTTTAGCGTGGCTCGTTGTCGCCGGCCAGTATTCGGCGCGCGAGGTCCAGGTTGGGGGTGGCGCGGTTCTGGTCCGCGATGGCGTTGGCCCATGCGCGCCCCGGGTCCCCGCCCCACAGTGCCCACGCGATACGGCCGGCGGATGGGTAGCCGTCCTCGCCGGGGGACCACCCTTGGCCTTCCTTGTCGATTTCGTGCCGGGCGAAGTAGGACACCATGCGGTTCACGGTTTCCAGGGGGAGGGTGCGCCGGTTGGAAATGTCGCGGGCGCGGGCGACGCCCACTGCGGTGCCGCCGCGGCCGTGTTCGGCCCGCCATGCCAGGCCACGGGCTGCTTCTTCGGCCATGGCGCCGGTGGGTTCATAGCCGGCGGCCCGGTTGAGGGGGTCGGCGTCGTCCTCGATCATTTCTTCGAGGTCGGCGTCGTCGTAGTCGTCGTCTTCGGCGGCGTTGAGGGCCGCGAGGTGGGCAAGCGCCTGTTGCCGTGTTCTGTGGCAGCCCACCACCTCGCGGTCCTCGTCCTTGACCACCGCGTACCCGGTGCACCCGGGGTTGTCTCCCTCGATGTGCCAGGGCATTAGGCGTCCGGGAGTAGGGTGGAGATCACGTCGGTGCCCGTAGTGACGATTCCGTACAGGCGCTCGCCGGGCGGGATTTGCAGAACGACAGCGCCGGCCGCTTTGTCGAGGTAGAACCCGGAGCCGGCGGCGACGTTGGAACCCCCGAGGTACACCACCCCGTTTCCTATGGCGTGGAGGACCACGGTGCGGTTCACGTTTTCGGCGTCGATGATCAGTGTTGCCGTGGTGCCGACTGTATGTTGCTGCCCTATCACCGGCGCAAGTCCTTGAGGATGGCTTGCACGGCGTCCAGGTTCGGGGTGGTCGAGGTGTCGCGCACGCCCACCACGCTGGCGGAATGTCCGTAGGCGCCGAACGTGACCAGCGATACTTCCGCGAGATGGGCGGCAATACGTTCCACGACCCCGTCCTGGCGGCGCTTGTCTTTCAGCGGTTGGAACCCGATGGACAGTTCGGTCAGTGCACCGTCGCGCACCAGTTCGAGAATGTCATCGCCGCGCTGGCCCTTGCTCACCCGGAACTCGCCGTACAGGCCGGCGGAGTCCTCGCGCAACAGGCTGGCCCGCCCGATGGGGAGCGCCTGTGCGTCATGGCCGACCAGCAGTTTCACGCGGTGCGCGTTCGGTGCGACGTTGGCGAAGGCACCCTTGCGGAACACTTCGGTCAGTTGCGGGTGGATGCGCTGCTCGACGTCATACGGGACACAGATGCCACAGATGGTGCGGCCGTCGCCGGTGCCGCGAACTTCCAGGTCGGTGCCGTAGGCGCGGGTTTCGATGGTCACAGGATCAGTCCTTCCTCGATGGGTTCCAGTTCCATGGGTTGCCCAAGTGGTGGGCGGTCTTCCAGTTCGCGCACTTCGTCCACGGTCATGAACCCGGAGTCGAGCGCGATCTTGTGCGCCTGGTATCTGGTGAGGGTGTCGGCGCGCAACAGGCTGTCGAAGGAGAACTTCGCGTACTGGCCGCGCGGCAGGTAATCGGTGAACGTGGCCTCGATACGTGCGGTCAGCGGCGCGATGCTGGTCCGTATGTATTCGATGGCTTGTAGTTCGGTGTTGGTGTAGGTGCGCGACGTGTTCGGCGCCCCGATGAAGTTGCCGGGCAGGCCCACAATGTTCGCGGCGTCGGCCACCGCCTGGTTGCGGGCCTCGACAAGTTGCGAGTCGTTCGCGTTCGCGGTCAGTGGTTCCACTTTCGTGGTGGAATTGAGTACCGCGGGGATACGTGACCGGCCGCCGTAGTGTTCCATCCACTTCTGTTTCAGCAACTGCGCCTCGTCCTCTGTGAGGTCGGGGTTGTCGCTCTTGATCGCGTATGACGGCATCGCGCCGCCGTCGAAGTAGCGGGCCGCGTATTCCATGACGGCGATGGCGGCACCGATGCCCTGGTGCTGCGCGGCGACGATACCGACGCCGGCTATTTCGCCCGGCAGGGAGAACCCCTTCACGTGGAAGATTTCGGCGGCGGAGTATTCGCGCTCGTCGATGCGGAAGAACTTGCGGCCCTCGCGCTTGTAGATGGTGACCCGTTCCGGGTTCACCGGGTAGATGCTTTCCGGGTAGCCGTTCGCACCTGGCGGGCCGAGGATCGCCACATAGTTGCCGTGCAGCAACAGGGCGGCCGCCATGGTGCTAATCGTTTCCACCCTGGTGTCCATGGGGTCCGGGCGTTCCAACAGGCGCGGCGTGGGTTCGAGGCGCTGCTCGTCGCGGTAGGCATGCAGGGGCAGCGTGCCAACGGTGTCCGAGATCATGGTCACCGCGCGCCAGATGGCCGGCACCGACAGGGTGGTGGCGGTGTCCACCACCACGCCGGCGTAGGTGTCCACCCAGGTGCGAGAGACGCGGCCTTGCGAGTCCACGTAGGCGCCGCGGTTCTCGTTCCGAGGTTGGAACAGGCGGTTCAGCATTAGGAACGCTCCGCGGCGATACCGAACGCGACAAGGGCCACGCCCGTGAACGCGAGGCCGAGGGGCACTGACAGCAGGTACAGACTCACCGCCACAATGCTAGTCCCTACGGCCTGGACGATAGTGGGTGCGTGTTTCATTAGTAGATGGCGCTCCTTGTTGCTTCGGGTGGCCGGCGGTTGGTGGCGTGATGATAGGCGAGGGTTGCGGCGAACAGTGGGGAGAGGTCGGCGTCCAGCACGGTGCGGGACCATAGCCAGCCGGCCGCCATTTGTTTCCTTTTCGCGGCGGCGATGGCTGCTTCGAGCGCGGCGTGGGGCCGTATCCGTATGGCGTCGTCGAGGACCGCGTCGTAGAACACGCCGCACGCGGCGGTCATGTCGCGGAGGCTGTACCGGGTGACCGGCACCCCGCCCGTTTCGAGGCGGTCCACCAGGCTGTTCGCCGGGCTGTACCCGTCCACCACCAGACTGCCGCGGTGGGTGCGCCACAGCGCCAACGCCCGATCCACTACCCACGACACGCCTTCGCGGTGCTCGATTAGTTCCACCCGCCCGGTTTCGTCGGCTACGGAAATGGCGGCCCACGTGCGGTCCATGGCGACGTCGATGCCGAACGACATACGGCCGGCGGGGGCGGTCTTGGGGTCCAGGACCCGGACCACGTACTTGGCGGGGATGGCTGCTTCGTCCTGTTCTGTCCACTGGCACAGCCAGGCGCGCCGAAACTCGCCTTCGGTCATGGTGCCGCGGGCGTGGCGCACCACCGCTTCGTCGATGGTATGACCCAGGGCGGGGATGGTGCGCCGCCAGACTGCCGGGTCGTCCACGTCGTCCGTTTCGTGATCGCTGGACCACTCGAAGTAGGCAACGCCGGCGTCGATGCCGGCGGCCAGCATGGCGCGCCCCTGGTCCACTTTGCGTTTTAGGTACAGGCTGGCGCGGGTGCCGGCGGTGCTAATGATCAACAGTTGGGCGTCCCGTTTCGTGGCCATGGCGGGCAGCATGGCCCCTTCGCGGCGGTCATCCTCGTCGGAGAACGCCTCGTCGATTACCCCCAGGGACAGCACCCGGCCGTGGCCGGCGGTGGGGGTGGACGGCATGACGTCGATACGGGACCCGTTCACGAAATGGATGGATTCCATGCCGGCGCCCCGATAGACGCGGCGCACTGCGGTGGCCAGCGGGGACTGGTCCAGGAGGGGCACCTGGTCGTCTATCAGTTTCCGGCGGGCGTCCCAGCCCGTCTGTGCGGTGTAGCCCACGGTCTGAGGTTTCCCCCATAGAAGGGCGCGCTGTAATTCGATGGACAGCATGAGCGTGGTTTTCCCGCACTGGCGGGGCACCAGGCAGACGATTTCGCGGTAGCGGGGCACTTCGAGGCCGGTGCCGTCGTCGATCACCATTTCGAGGGCGACGTCGGCCACTTCCCGCTGCCAGGGCATGAGGGGCTGCCCTAGGCGTTCCGCGATGGCTGCTACCTCATGGCCGCGGGTTTTTAGCCTTGGGTTTCTTTTCGTCCCGTACCGGGGCGGACAGACTGGCGAGAAGTTGGTCGAACGAGTCCCCATGTGCTTCGGATTCCTCTCGTAATGATTTTTCGGCGGCGCGGTACTCGCGCCACAGGATGGCTGAACCGGGCTCGAGGTCCACGGCGGTGGCCAGGGTGCGGGCTATCTGGACGCGGGCGGCGTCGATCAGTTCCAGCCGGCCGGCGGTGCGCAACGCCTCGAGCGTGGTTTCGAGGGCGGCCCTGTTGGGGCCGTGGATTTCGGCGGATTTCTTACGGGTTGCCATAGGTTGCGCCAGATTCTGCCAGATTCGGCCGGATTCGCCTCGATTCGCGCCGGCCCTTGTGGGGGGCGGGTTTCGTGGTTTCGTGTCGATACATAAAACCACGGCCTAGCGTCGGGGTGTCCGCTGTCTGCCCGGGAAGAAACGGGGCGCCCCCCTGCCTGGTGGGGGTCACCACTGGCGGCTCGCGGTGGTGCGGTGCTTCACGTTGCGGGCCTGGTTGCAGGTGCGGCAGGCGGCCCGGAGGTTGTCCTCGTCCCACCATGCGCCCCCCATGGCCACCGGCAGGATGTGATCCACCTCGCTCGCGTGTTGGAGGCAGCCGGCGCCGCGTATCTGGCAGCGGTGCGCGTCGCGCTCGAGGACCTTTGCCCGGACCTTGCGCCATGGGCCTGCGTACTGTGGTTTCCTAGCCATGCTGTGACCATAGGCGGCAGGCGCGGGCCCTATGTTTCTGGACGCGCGGGTGGCGGGACTGGCATAGGTAGCGGAGCATCTGGCCGCACCCGTTTCGTACTGCACCCCAGCCGAACGGGCCGACGGGCCAGACGTACTCGCCGGCGCGGTTGGTCCACCCGGAGAACGCGATGCGGTCAGCGACGCGGACCTGTTGGCGGGGGGTGAGGTTGGCGAGGTTGCGCCGGCCCGACCATCTGTGGGCTGTGCCGCGGTGGATTCCCAGGCCGCCCGTGTAGGTGCGGGTGGAGTGTTTCCAGTTGCCGCCTGTTTCGCACCTGGCGAGACTGTCGTAGTAGGCGTCGGCCATGATGGCGCCGTACTTGGCGCGGGATAGGTCGAGGGGGCTGGCCTGTGCGGGGGTTGAGGTGATCGCGGTCATGAGTATGACCACGGCGAGGGTGGTGCGGGGATGGGGCACGGGGTCTCCTGTTCGGTGGACGCGAGGCGGGTGCCTTCCAGCGTGGGCCGTTCGGGGTGGTAGGTGGTGCCCATGTTAGAACAGGCCGGGCTGTTCTACGGTCACTTCGGTGGTTTCCTCGAACGGGAGGGTTTCGGCGCACCGCTTGGCTGCCACCTCACAGAACCCGGGGTCGGCTTCGATCCCTATTGCCCGGTAACCGTTTTCCTTGGCGGCTTTGAGGGTGGTGCCGGACCCCATGAACGGGTCCAGGATGGTGCCCCCCGGTGGGACGATGCGAAGTATCCAGGCCATGACCGCTTCGGGTTTCTGCGTGATGTGCTGCCGGTCCTTCGGGGGTGAACTGTGGAAGATTCCCGGCGGGTAGGCGTCGCGTTCTGGCATGGCCCCTTTGCTGCCCCAGACCACGTACTCGCAAGCGTTGGAGAACCTGCCGGGGGTGGGGCGGCCGAAACCTTTGTCCCAGACTGCCACGCCGCGCCATACCCAGCCGGCGGCCTGTATGGCGTCGGTGAGGGTGGGCAGCATACGCCAGTCGATGAAACAGGCGATGGGGGCGCCGGGGGTTGCTATCTGGTACGCGGCGTTCAGCCACATGGTGGACCAGAACAGGAACGAACGCTGGTCGCGGTTGTCACCGGCGAAGTCTGGACGGTAGGCGGCGGTGCCGGTGCTCACGTACTTTTCCACGGTGCTGCGGGTTCTGTCTGATCGGAACGCGCCACCACTCGAATAGGGGGGGTCGGTGATGATGGCGTCCACCGGGCCGACGGTGGGCAGCACTTGCAGGCTGTCGCCCTGGTAGATCGTGGTGTTTTCGTCCTGGTAGTAGGGGCTGGGTGCGGTGTCAGTCACGGGGGCCGCCCGGCTGGTACAGGTGCTTCAACGCGTCGTTCAGGTTCTGGATGGCGTCGGCCAGTAGGGGGGTGCGGTCCGTGATGGTGGTGGTGGTTGAGGCCGGCGCCCGGAGGTTGTCCACCACGGGGTTCTTGATGGTCACTGTGGTGACGCCGGCGAGGTGGATCGCGTCATGGAGGCGTTGGGCTGCGCGGCAGACGTCGAGCCGTTTTTCGTTCAGCCGTTCGGCGTGGTCCAGGGCGGTGGTTAGCCGGTTCACTTCCTGTTGGAGCGTGTTTTCTTCGGTCATTCTGTGCTTTCTTCCTTGTCTTGGTATTCGATGAACCCTTGCCGGCGGAGGTCGCCTTGCATGGTGGTAATCAGTTCGATGGCTGCCCGTATGGTGCTGCGCGCGTTTCCGTAGGCGCTGGACCCGTCGAGGGCGAGAAGTTCTTTTAGGGCTTCGCGTACCTCGCGCGGGTCATGTTTCATAGTTGGCACCCGGGGCAG